ATGACGTCGCGCTCAACCCTGCGGCTGCGAAGTCGGAGGAGAACCGGATGCGCTGCGTCCAGTGGCTTCTCGAGCACGGCTTTTCGCAGAAGTGGGGCACGAAGGCGCTGCTTGACGGTGACGACTTGGCGAACCCGGAGGAGCGGCCTGCGGTCTCGATTCACTACCACGAGCACGCGGCCCCGAAGGCCGAGGTGCCGAAGTGAACATCGACCTCGGCAAGTGTCTCGCGCAGACGCTGGCGCATCAAAAGCTCAAGCCGGGCAACACTGTGTGCACCCCTTGGGGCCGCGGCATCGGTAAGGCGCTTGCGCTTTCCACGAAAATTCCCACGCCCGGTGGCTGGACCACGATGGGTGCCCTTCAGGTGGGCGATTCTGTTTTTGACGAGACCGGCGCACGCTGCACGGTTACGGCAACGACAGATGTGATGCACGGACACTCGTGCTACCTGGTTTGCTTTGATGACGGCAGCGAGATCGTTGCTGACGCCGAGCATGAGTGGCTGACGTGGGACAAGGCGGCACGCAAGTCGCATGGTCGCTCCGGTCCAGGTCGTCGCCCTGGGCACCATCCAGAGATTCGGACAACCGAACAAATCTTCAAGTCTCTCCGCGCGGACCACGGGCGAGAGACGAATCACAGCATCGCTCTTGCTGGGGCGATTCAGACCCCCGACGCGGACCTGCCGCTAGATCCATACGTTCTCGGCTATTGGCTTGGGGACGGAACGACGTGCAATAGCTCTATCACGATTGGTGATGGTGACGCCGAAGAGTCGTTGGCTCGCCTGGTGGCCGGCGGCTGTAAGCGGGGGAAGCGAACAGGATCCAACGCGAACGCCGGCAGCTATCACACGGGAATCCTTCCGAAGCTGCGCGAGCTCGGCGTGCTCAACAACAAGCACGTTCCGCAGCTCTACATGCGAGGCTCAATCGAGCAGCGCAAAGCACTTCTTGCTGGCCTTCTAGACTCCGACGGGTGCTGCGCGTCAGATGGATCGGTTGAGTTCACGTCAACCAAGTTTGGTCTCGCCGAGTCAGTTCGAGAGCTGCTTGTTTCTCTCGGGCACAAGGCCAGAGTCTACTCTGGGCGCGCAACGCTCTACGGGAAGGACTGCGGCCCAAAGTGGCGTGTGTACGCTCGACCTCGCGAGAACGTTTTTCGATTAGCGCGCAAAGGTGCGCGCATTCGCACCGGCGCAAAACAGGCGAATCGGACATCGCATCGATACATTATTGACGTGAAGCCGATTGATTCGGTGCCCGTCAAATGCATCGAGGTCGACTCGCCATCACACCTATATCTCGCGGGCGAGGCAATGATTCCAACTCATAACAGTTGGTTCATGCGACTTTGCTGGTACCTGCTCGTTTACGAGTGGGACCACCGATTCAGGCCCGGAGCACGCAAGCCCGGTATCCGCATCGTTCTATTGATGCCGACGCTCGAGCAGGCGCGGAAGGTCCACGCGGAGCTTCTTGAGGCCGAGCTCGAAGGTGAGTGGGCCTTCCTTGGCGGGAAGCTCAACAAGACGACTTGGCGCGTCACGTTCCCCGGTGGCTCGTGGATTCAGTGGGTCACGGCCGAGCGTGCGCAGAACGCGCGCGGCATTCGGTGTGACTTCGTCTGCGTGGACGAGTGCGACGACATCGATCCGAGCATCCTCGATTCGGTTGTGAACCCTTGGTTCTCGGAGCCTCACTCGCTTCGGATGCTGTTGGTGGCCGGCACACCTCGCCGCGGTCGTAAGGGTACGCTTTACCGTTACTGGTACACGATCCCGAAGCAGACGCCGGATAGCGCGTTCGCTTTCCACGCGACCGCCTACGACGCGCCCGAGCTCGTAGATCCCGGCTTCGTAGAGAAGATTCGGCTCACGACACCGGAGCCCATCTTCAAGCGCGAGTGGCTCTGCGACATCGACTCAGCGGAGGGCCTCGTTTACGCGACGTTTGACGAGCGCTTCCACGTTCGGACGCCCCCCGAGGACGTCATGTGGGACGAGATTCTCTTCGGCGCGGACCACGGATGGGAAGATCCCGGCGTCATCCTAACGGTCGGTGTGCTCGGTAAGGGCAACGACGCGATCGTGTGGGTCCTCGACGAAGTCTACGCGCAGCACAAGGACGCGAATTGGTGGGAATCCAAGGTTGCCGAGCGCGTTGGGTGGTACCCCGACGCGAAGTGGTATCCGGACTCGGCGCAGCCAGCGACGGCCGCGGCGTGGAAGAAGATCGGCGCGCGCGTGCAAGACGTCGAGAAGTTCGCCGGCAGTGTTGAGGCGGGCATCAACGAGATTCGCCGCTACCTCTCCAAGCGCACTTGGCTCGATCGGGATGGGCAAGAGCAGGCATCGGCTCGGCTCTACGTCCACCCACGATGCCGCAACACGATCGACGAGTTCGGCCTCTATCGCCATAAGCGCGACCCGAAGAATCCCGAGAGGATGACGGACGAGATCGACACGAGGAACGACCACGCTCTCGACGCGCTTCGCTATTTGACGGTCGGCCGCTTCGGCTACACGAACGTCCCCGGCCAGCGCACTACCTCCCTTCACACCGACCGCGAGTGATGCGGCGCTAGGACCGCATGACCATCGCCCCACACAAGAACTGCGAGACCGCGCGGTACGCCGAGATTTCACGTCTCCGCGCGTACTACGAGGGCCGTCAGTACGTCGGGCGCCCCGATTGGTGGAAGGGCACCAACGCGAGCGGCGAAGAGGTCCCGCTTCACGAACGCGCGCCGTGCATCGTTTACCCGATGCCGAAGATCGCCACCGGCCGCGTGGTCGACTTCACTTTCGGCGAGACGCACTTCCCCTCCCTTCAAGTCGACGCCCAAGAGGACGACGACGAGGGCGGCTACTCCGTCAACCTGACGGATGACGAAGCGGAGACGCTCGGTAAGGGCGTCGCTCGCATTGCCAAGGTTCTCCGCTCTCGCATTGCACACCTCATGCGTGAGGGGCTCGCGTGCCGCACGGCCGTAGCGATTCTCTCGCTTCGCCGAGGCCGCTTCCACGTCGAGATTCCGCGCGCAGAAGACTGCATGCCGGAATGGCAAGACGGCGATCCGGCGTCGGGCGTCGTCACTCGGCTTGTGTGGGTCTACCGCTACGAGCAGCAAGTTCAGGAAAACGGCCAGCTCGTCACGAAGTGCTTCTGGTTTCGTCGCGACATCGACGCGGTGGGCGTCACCGAGTATGAGCGCGTAGAGTACAAGCGCGATCAAGTTCCCGACTGGATCCCGAAGCAGCTTGACCCGCACAACCTCGGATTCTGCCCGGTTCTTTGGATTCGCAACGGCGTTCGCAACCCGAGCGATCTTGACGGTGTGTCGCTCTACGACGGGCTATTCAACGAGCTCGACGCGCTGAACTTCTCGCTCTCGCAGCGTCACCGCGGCATCCGCTTTCACGGCACCGGCCAAATCTGGGAGACCGGCGTCGAAGAGGGCATGGGTCCCGCGACGGACGGGCGGACCGCGCGTCGAGGCTACTACTCGATTCAGGGCGGCACGAACGTCTACGGCGAAGTGGCTGGCACCGAGCCCGCGCGTCGCCTCTCGCCGGCTGGCATCTGGTCGTACGAGACGGAAAAGGCCAAGGTCGGCATCCTCGAGACCACCGGCAAGGCGTACGAGGTCACCTCGCTTCACGTCGAGGACATTCGCAAGCGTCTCGCCGAGACGATGAGCGTCGTCCTCGCAGACGTGGATGATGCGCTCACTCGGGGCGCTGGCACCATCAACGCGAAGCTCCTCGCAATGCTCTACGCGCCGATGATCTCGATGGTGGAAGGCCTTCGAGACGAGGTGTGGTGGCCGCAAGGCCTCCTCGCGCTTCTCTCGATGGCGCTTCGCATGCTCGCCGTCACGGGCGGCAAGGGCGTCTTGATGCCCGGCGCTGCGAAGCTCGCGAAGGTCGCGCAGAAGTTTGCGATCGACGTCGAAGGCGTCGATGGACAGACCGGCACGCTATGGCTCGACCCGCCGATCACTCCGCTATGGGGTGACAACTTCTCGCCGAGCAACGACGAGATTTCGGCAGGCGTCGGCGCTGCGACCGCGGCCGTTGAAGGTCGCCTCATCTCCAAAAAGACC